CTAGATTAATAAGTTTATCTCATTTTTGAACTCATCCATCACGCCATAGATATCGTTTTCCATTTCAAAGATGTATCTGTTTCCGTTCATGATCATAATTGTGTAGATTGAATCGTCAACTAGTAATATGTACACACGGTTATCTTTATAGCTGGTCAAGCAGATGTAATCACTGTTATATTCGTATCCTTTTTTATCTAAAAATTCTGAAATACTAAAATTGGTATCTACCATTGACTTAGATATTAATTTCATATTATCACCGAGTATATTATAACAGGAAACACAAAAAAAGCCCCCACCACCTAAACAGGCAGTGAGGGCTTTGATTTAATTAATTATTTAACTACAGCACCAGTTGAAGGTGCAGCATATACCGCTACTCGTCCTTTGACTTCTGTGTCAATTAAGTAGATATCTTTCGCTGGGTTACCAACAATGTCATAAGTCAGTCCACCGAACTTCTTAGGTGTTAGTAGATGGATCTCATTACCGACAGTATAAGGTCCTTTAACACGATATACACGCCAAGTGTCAGCACTTGCGGGTAAGTATAGTTTCTTAGTTGTGTTGGCCATGCTGCCGCCTTTACCAGTGATTGTAGCGCCAGTTCCCGGTCCGGCATAGATAGCTACTGTGCCCTTAACACTAGTCTTAATTAAGTAAACGTGTGGCGCTGGGTTACCTAAAATATCATAGGTTAAACCCCCGAAGTTGGATGGTGTTAACTGGTGGATAGCGTAGTTACTAGTATATGGACCACTTGCGTTATACACTCGCCACGTCTTAGCGCTTGCTGGTAAATGTAGCTGCTGACCAGTTGAAGTAGTAATTGCTGGATTAGCCACATACAGTTTTGATTCTGGGAAAATAAGGTTAGGATTCTCTAACTTGTTCCACTTAACCAAGTTATCAACTGTTACACCATATTTCTTAGCAATCGCACCTAATGTTTCACCAGTTTGTACGGTGTGCATTTTAGCAGTTACAGATACATAACCATCATTTTGAGTGATGTTTGTAGCTTGTTGCGCCACTTTATAACCCGCCAATTCAACTTTAAATTCACGCCATTTTTTCCAATCATTCCATTGCCAGTTACCCGGGCATAGTTTACCAGAAACATCATAATGACGAATTACACGCTCATCGGGAATATTATGTTTTTTCTGTAATTGTTTAGTTAGCCACTTAGCACGCTTGATAGTTTCAGGGTCGAACTCCCAATGCCAAACATCAGAACCCGTTGAAGTATCTTGACACATTTCAATACCGATTGAGTTATTATTCGTTGCACCATAGCCGTGATAGCCATTATAAGTGCCCTTACCAGTACGGAATCCATCACCAACGTGCCATGCTGGTGTATCGTCCTCTACTACCTGAACTATACCATTAGGGTCAACAAAGTAGTGAGCTGATGCTCCACGATAAACTGATTTAAAGTAGTTAGCATTTCCCCAAGCTTGTCCAGCGGCACCCACGAAATGTTCAATGATCCATTGTGGATTGTTTAGGCCTTTTGTTCCTTTGTTAATTAAGGTTAAATCTTTTTGGATTGTGTAAGACATTATTTAACCTCTCCTTTACTTGATTGTTTAACCAACTCATTACCAAACACCGTTACGCCTGCAACTAGCACCGCTTGCACAATGGTGTCCGCTGTATAAGTACCTAACACCAATGGCGTAAATGCCATACTGATTACCAATACTACTAACGGTATCCATTTATTTGATAGCAATTCTGTCCCTTTAACAATCTCGCCAATAATAAAAAGGACCGGTATCATGACCAGTCCTTCTTGTACGACATAATTTAAAATGTCCATTATTTACCTCGCTCCTTTTCTATCAATTGATTTTTCAAATTTCCATTTTCTACTCTTAATTGCCGATTTTCTTCTTTTAATTCAGTGTTTTGGTTTTCCAATTTCTCAACTTCTTTGGCGTGCATAGATTTCATTTCCGCCATTTGCTCACTTAGCATTTCTACTTGACTTTGTAATTTGTCCATTCGTTCTTTTGTTTCTTCGTACAGTTGTTTCCACTCACTACTGGCATACTGCTCACGCTCATTTTGGAACTTGTACCTCGTACCAAGATAGGTTAAAAAAGCTGGTACAATGGCAATCAAAAGTGGGTTTAAATCATCCATCCTTAAAATCACCCCTCAACGAAACACCAAAACCTATAAACGCCACGCACAGGGTTAGTATTCCCACGGTGTTTGGTGGCTCTGATAATATGAAGCTAAAGGCAAAGAATGTCCAAATAAAGCTGAAAATCGGTAGCAATAACCGTTTGATTCTTTTGAAGTCAAATAAAGTGGCAATTGCATAGGACGCTCCTAATAGTAAGAAAAAAACACCTATAAAGCGGTGGTCGAACACATCTCGAATTTTTTGATAGACTCTGTAAGTTTGCAAAATCTCGGGATGAATAACTAACTTCCAACCGTACGCCACAGAAGTAAAAGACAACAAATATGAGAAATAGTAGTTGACTAAGTGCTCCTTAATTTTTTTCATTTCTCACGCTCCTTTCAAATAAAAATAAAAGCGCCCAACTTATTGAGCGCTAGTTCACTTGTTACCCAACTGATCCGTTAAGGGACACGTTGACTGCATTAGCTACGGACTGTTTGATATACACGATATCGCCAGCCTGTAGCACGATGTTAAATGGAATTACCTCATTATCGCCTGCCGAAATTGCTTTTTCATACAAAATATCAGCACCGTTAAGCGTAATAGTGATTTTAGAATCCTCTGAACTGGTGTTTGTAAAAGTTCCGTCAATTAGTACTCCTGTTGAATTTTGTACAGCAAAAGCTTGCAATTTGTCTGTTTGAGGTGTGTCAAAGTAAAAACGTTTAGCTGATTGATTGTAGAATGTTGTCATAATATAAATCTCCTTTTTCTTTATCTGTGTAGTTTGAGTTTAGTTGCCGTTCTTAACAACAACGCCATTAAAAATTAGTAGATTACATGCTCTTTAAATTTCTTCATTTCTCACGCTCCTTTCTATTTTTAACAAGGTAAAAAGGATAGCCAAATTGACTATCCTTCGTTTTTCATTTTATTTTCATTTCATGCGCAGTTTGGGCCTACACTGTAACACCGTTTGCATCTACCCACACACCTTCACTTTTAAGCCAAATAGGTTTGCCAATCGTGGCATCAAAAAACATGAACCCCGGGGCGACATTTGTGGGTCTAGCACCACCATAATCGGCCACAATCATTTGCCATGCGGACCAAGCGGTTTCAGATGTTGCGTATCGGCGCCACTTTCTGTTCCCACCACTGGCTTTATACTCTTGATACCAGAAGCTGTAAGATGTGCTGATTTTATACACAGATAATATACCACCGATAGTTACAGGCATACCGGGTGTGTTTGTACCTATACTGTATAAAGTGAGTTTACTTGCAGGGAATTCATTTGGCGGAGTGTTACCATTGACGGTACTGCCAGTAATAATTGCGAATTGACTTTCGGTTGATGTTCCCCCTCCCGGAGTAACCCATGCTGTCCATCCACTGGCAAGATAGCCCCTCGTATATACCAAACTGCTATTGTAAGGATAATACGTTTGTCTGCAATATCTAGTATTTGTTGGTTCGTTGGGGTTTGGATTGAAATAAATTGTTTCCAAAGTTCCTGCTGGTGTTGGAAAACCGTTTTCAGAACGTGTGCTAGTCATATAGGATGTGCAATCTATCGGAAATTCATTAGGTAAACTATAATTGTTTAATGAATTATCGGCAATTTTTTTCGTTTTACCAAAATTCGTACGTATATCCCCATTTTGTTGCAGTATAAACATGTCGTCATTCTTATCGACATAAGATGCTTGGTCGATAATATTTCCATATCGTTCATAAGTATCTTTATACCCCATAACATCCAGTAAACCTAAATCTTGTTTGCCTTTAACATAATTCAATAATTCTTCAAAATCTGCTTCCCGATTCCAATCGTCAATTTCCCACGAGTGAAAGAAAAGATTTAGCCATCCGCCACGTTCTATAAGTCGATCTACATCTGCCTTTAAAATGTCTAAGCTGACTGTTTGCGAGAAGAAGCGTGTTGAAAGCTGGTATGAAGCGACTGGAAACTCATTGATAACACTGCCCCAAAGTCCAGCAGTTGTTCTAGCTGCTTTATAATATTTGGCTGTAACCCGTTTAACACGTTCATCATACAATCCGAATGGATACATAAGATATTCATAGCCTTTAAACCCATTATCTCTTAACCAGTCTCTACTTTCTTTAAGCGTGAAATCTAATTGTTCATCGCTTATTTCTGTGAGCCTTTCGTGATTCCAAGTATGAGATACAATTTCCCAGCCGAATTCATCTTGTAGAGTTCTAATCTCATCTACCGTCAAATACACATTTCCGTAGTCTGGTGTATTTATTGAGCGATACGGTGTTACGGCAGTTGATACCGGTAAACCAACTCGTTGAAACATGTCTTTAAATATCGTTATATCTTGACGACGAGCGTCATCTGTAATAAAGGTGATAACCGGTCTTGTATCTTTCGGACCTTTCCCGATTGATGGATTAGGGTTTTCTTCAAACCTTTGCTTCGTTTGTGCCAAGTCTTTGTCTAATCTAGCCTTTAAAGTTGATTCACCACTTCTAGCAGCAATTATTTCTGGTGCGCTGAAGACATCTTTGTCAGTTATTTCTTGGATAACTTGATTGTTGTAAATTTCTAATGTATCTTGTCGTTCTTTTGTAGCGTTAGATAAGGATTCGCTCTTACTAGCAATCAAACCTGCATATTCAACGCCTCTTGCAAATGATTCAGTCATATCTGGTAAGTACACTTTTCTACGTACATTTTCAGCATGCTTCTTAGATACTTCCGGCACTTTGCTTTGATCATATTCAATTGGACCTAATTCTTTCAAATCCTCGTCCTTTAATTTAGGCATATACTCCCTTAATACGCTAATCGGTATGTATTGTTCATCTGCCAAATGTATCAGCTCCTTTTAAATTAAATAAAAAGACCAGCATTAAACTGGTCTAGGTAAAGTTGTTGTATTGTCTGCCGTAATACCAAGATATGACTGCGGATTGACTGTATTTCCACCACTGTGGAAGTTTCCATCTGGACTAATCTCAAAGTGTAAGTGCGGTGCGTAATTTCCGCCCGTACCACCGATTACACCGATCACGTCACCAGCTTTAACCGTATGACCAACTGATACGCTGATCGATTTCAAGTGCATATAGTTTGACCAATACTTGTCACCAGTATGTTCCACGTACACCGCATTACCAATCCCGCCAGTCATAAATTCAGCCTTACGGACAACACCATCAGTCGTTGCGTGGGCTTTATAGTTTCTATCGCCATTAGTACCAATATCCTGACCGCTATGCAGCACACCATCTCTAGGACCGTACGTCATATCGTACTCAATTGAGCCCGGTGATTTACCTGATCGTACGAAGAAATTGATGCCAGGTAGCGTGTAGTCGACTGGGAAAACACGACTGGTGGCATAACCGTTTGAGTCTACTTCACCATCACCAGGCGGTGTAACTTTTGCTTCTTCAAGGGCTTTAATCCTATTTTCGATAGAGACAACCTTTTCGCTCTCAAACTTCTCAAATTTCCCAGACAGCGCTGTAGTAGTTTGATGCAACGTTGAAACGGTGTTATTTACTTTTCTGGCTTCATTTGCTATTGCCTGCTGTAATTGAACGACATTACTATATTCTTTTTGAAGATCCAACTGGATATCAGTGTACGATTCAAATAAATTACCGATAGCAAATTTATCATTCTCAGGTGCGTTAATATCAATGGTTTTCTTGATAATTCTTAGCGTTTCATCTACACCCATAACTGGGTTAACCAAATGATAGTACCAGCCACATTCGAATGCATCGATGTTCTGATTAATTAAGCTTAAATCATAGGCTTCAACAACGTACTGCACTAAAGCCGTTTTCTGGTTCTCCATAAATCGTTTAGCAGTACTTAATAGCGTTTCAGGTGTCGTTACATCGTCCCAAATTTTAGGCACGGACTTTTCACCGAATTGTTTGATTAATTCTGGATTATCGATATAATCCAGTCCATTATTCACACTTTCAATGGTTATACGTTGCTGACTTGCATCTGTAGCATCCGGATCATCACTTTCAATCCTGGTACCTAGTGGGATCAGTCTAGGAATTACATCAGTTGGATCTATATCACGACTCATAGATTTTAAATTGCTTCTTAGTCTGATTTCAGTTGTTCCAAAATCGCCATCAAAATTTAAATAATCTAGGTATCTGACATTACCCTCTTTACGAACACGCAACTCCCCACCCAATTTATCAATAAGCGTTCTTTCGATACTGTCTAATGTAGTTTCATCTTGCTTTAGATAAAAGTACAGATAATCATTAGGATCTTCTACTTCCACAATTCCAACCTTAAAATATTTATAATCTTCAACCATCGAATTGTGGCGATTAACTTGTGTTTCTAGAGCTTGCTGGACTGTTCCTCTAAATTCAACATGTGCCTGTACACTATCATTTAAATAAGCAAGTTCACCTTCCGCTTTAAAATCATTCAAGATTATGCCATCAACGTCCATGCTGTCAGAATAGTCTAGCGCCCGCCCTTCAAACTCCATCTTTTTGGTTTTGGTATTAAATACATTTATCAAAGTTCTGTATGGTTGAACCTTTCCAAAAGCTGGGTTATCAGGATAAAAGGAAAAAGAAAAAGTAGGGATTAGCCCTACTTCTTGATTTATTTTTCCATTTTCCAGTTTTGTTCGTCCACTTCGGTATGTGTGGATAGTAATTCCTGTAGCATCATCAGGACCATCATATATTTTAACTTGATACACCTAAATCAGCTCCTTATGGAAATTGAAGTCTATATTCAGCGTTACATCAGGAATGTACATTTTCAGATGATTTTCTCCGGACTTCAAAACAAATTGTTCTGTCTCATATACGCCAGGTTGCAGGTTATAAATTTCATCATCTCTAACAATAGTTGCTGAATTATTCGTTGTGATAATTGGTGCAACATCAGAAATACCAGGGTTAACCACAACTACATCTAGGTACTCAGTTTGAGCTTGTACAATATCTTGCTCCAGTAGCCAGCCATCGTTATTCGATAGCTTGTAAGCATATCTGGATGGCCGTAGGTCAGACTCAGCGGCTGTAATCTTATCGACAATCGGATAGGTGTACCCATGAAAACCAGGGTTGATCTTATCTCCCCCACCAGTGGACGAGTTCGGGTCATAATATTGTGTCGCCCAAGCTCCATAAGTGGCATAATCCCCCACATTCAATTCTTTAAAGCTATTCCAATACGATTTAAAAGTGAAATTAGTTTGCTGTCTTACATCTAATTTCGTATTCATAAATGCTACTAGATCATGTCCTTCAGGAAGACTTGAAACTCTAAATGGGTAGCATGAGAATGTAAAACTCATAGCACCAGAGAATTCAAATTCTTCAAAGGTTGGCGCATTATCAACTTCTGCCATGAAGTAATACTCTGGCATCATCGAATAGGTTAGAGATGATCGTTCTGTGGTACTCATTAGCCAGTTAGTGAATTGTGTCCAGAAAGACCACTTATCACTATGGCTAAGATACTCAAACTCTGGAAGTGTTACTTTCGCGTCTATCACTCGGTCACCGTATAGCTGTTCACCGTATATGGTACTGAAATCTAGCGTTTTATTCGTATGAGGCAAAGGGACTCTGTTCTTGGATTTCGACGGCATTTTTACACGGAAATAATTCAGAACTAATCCTAACTCTTCTGTGCTTTTGCCATTGAAATAGAAATTTCTAATATGTTGATTACCAATCACTTGCTAGCCTCCTTTGCTTATCTCTAGATTTCTTACCTAGTTCATCATCCATTGGGTTTTTAGTTACTTTAGCAATTGTCTTTCCGTCTACTTGAATGACAACAGTATCGTCTTTTTCTAAAAGGTTATGCAATTCATCTTTGATTTCTTGCAATAACATAGCTAACTGTTCTGAACCTATATCCATAGTATCAGCAATACCCTGACCGATACCGCCAAGCGTTTCACGGTTTAAAGGTAAAACTGCTTCTTTACCAGCTTCTCCACCTACCATCACGTCATTACCATTCATACCAAACGCCATAGCCTTGGTTAAAATACCACCGTCTTTATACCATTCAACCCCAAACTTAGGAACTGATGGCGGATTAAGTGAGAATTTACCGCTAAAACTAAAGTGTGGCATTTTTAACTTGGGTAGTGACCATGAAAAATTGAAGAAACTCTTCATTTTATCAATAGCTGATTTAACTGCATTTTTAGCAGCATTAATTGGTGTTGTAATAGCATTTTTAATACCGTTCCAAATACTTGCAACAGTTGATCGTAAGCTATTAAAGGCACCAGATACACCTGATTTAACGCTATTTGCAATGTTAACTACTGTTGAGCGGATTGCATTCCAAATACTAGATGCAGTTGAGCGGATTGCATTGAATATGCTTGTTACTGCTGATTTAACTGCATTGAAGCCGCTTGTCACACCGCTCCTAATGCTGGTTACTACATTGGTAATTACTGTCTTAATAGCATTCCAAACGCTAGAAGCAACTGAACGGATAGCGTTAAATATAACAGTCACACCATTTTTAACGTTGTTAAAACCAGTAGAAACCACTGTAACAATTGCATTAACGACAGTGGAAATAACGCTACTAATAGCATTCCAAACAGTTGTTATTACAGTTCTAACCGCATTAAATATTGTGGTTGCAGTTGTCCAGATTAATGTGAATCTAGCGGTTAAATAGCTAACAATAGCATCCCACACGGCGAACGCTACGGCTTTAACGCCTTCCCATAAAGCTGTATAGAAATTAGCTATGGGTGTAAAGATTGCAATTGCAACCGTCATGATACCTTGCCATATGGTGGTTAAGTATGACGTAATTGTGTTCCAAACAGTTGTAAACACACTTGAAACCATATTCCAAACCGTGGTGAAAATAGCCACGATTGGTTGCCATATAGCTAATGCTGCTATAACGATACCTTGCCAAATCACATATAAACCACTTGAAATGAGTGTCCAAGCAATGTTAAACGCCTCTTGAACAAGCAACCAAACGAATGTAAATACATTTACTATTCCTTGCCAAATACTTTGAGCGGTTGTGACTATACTTGTCCAAATACCTGTAAGCCATGTTACAAGACTATTCCAAGCGTCACTTGCTGTTGTGCTAATGGATGTCCATAGATTGCTAAAGTAAGTTTTAATACCTTCCCACGCACTACTTGCATTAGTCTTAATGGATTCCCAAGTCTGACTAAAGAAGGTAACAAGGTTGCCCCAAACTTCTGTTGCTTTAGCTTTTATTTCATCCCAATTCTTATACAATGCAACACCAGCGGCGATTAACACACCGATCACTGCTGCAACTGCTACCACTGGCCAACTAATAGCCCCAATTACTGGTGCTAGGAATGTAAAGGCCGTTTGTAATAGCCCTACACTAGTGATTAATGACTTGATGATTGAGAATGCTTTAAAAGCACCAACAACAATCGGAATCACACCAGAAATAATTTTAAATGCTGCAACTGCACCTAAAATACCAGCAATCAAAGGTCCCCACTTGTCAAGAAACTCTGAAACATCATCAATAAGCTTTCTAAAGTCAATTTCTAGGATAGTATCTTTTAAATCGCTTAAAGCTTGTTTCATATCAGCGAATAACTGACTGTTTCCAAAGCTTTCTTTTAGCTCCATAAACTTATCGACTAAATCGCCTATAACGTCTTGTAAGGACTGATATGCCGTTGAATTGGCCACCTCATCTCTAAGTTGGGCAAGCCAACCTTGAAACTCCTGTACCTTTCCACCAGCTTGTTGTAGCCATTCGGTTGTCTTTTGCAAGGCTGTTACAACAGGTTCTAAAATTGGGCCACCTACAAGTGCAAGGAAGTCTTGCCATGCTTGTTTGACGTTACCCATAACGTTCTCAAAGCCATCAGCTTCACGGCTAGCCTGTCCAGTCGCACCACCAAGTTCTTGCATGTTTTGGGCGTATTCTAAACGTGTAGCTTGTTTAGTGGCTTCATCTAGTGCAGACCATTCAGCGGTAGATCCTACAAGTCCTTTTTGGATAGCAAACTGAGCCATTTGGGTTTCATTGGCGAAAATACCAATGGCTTCCCCACCCTCATAGTTACCTTTAATAAAGGATGTTAGCGATTGGTTAGCCGATTCATAAGACACATCATAAAAAGCAGCAGCATCCGCTGATAAGCGTACTGCATCACTCGCCTGTGTCATGGCTTCTTCGGTATCCATTCCCAAGCCTTTAAACATCGATGTCATCTTAGTCATAGATGGTTTCAATCGAGTTGGCACCATGCCAAACTCATCCGCCATCGAGGATATCATTTTGCCCGCATCGCCTTGCATGTCGCCAAATACTTGCTCAAATTGCGCTTGAATCGCCTTAGCGCCTGCAGCCGCTTCTACTGCCGTTTTACCAAAATCAATTAGTTTTCCTGCAGCAAATACGGTACCAATGGCCACTGCTGCCTTTTTAAAGAATCCGGCGATCTTTCCACTTGCACTTTGAGCCTTACCAGTTGTTTCATCGATACCTTTGTTTGCTTCCCTGTTGTTCAGTCCGATTGTCCCAAACAACTTAAAAATTTCATTCATTATTCGTTCTCACCACCTTTGTTAGTAGGCTTGATGAACCTCATTGCATTAGCAATGTTGCGTTCTTCTTCCTCCTTCGATAGCGCCTTAGGTTTATTTCTATGAGCTTGTTTAAAGTATTTTTTCTTAAACGTTTTAAAGTCGTCTTTTTGTTCTTTGTGTAGCCACGTTTCCCAAAGATCTTCTTCACGTTCTTCATCGTATAACTGCAAAATAAAATCCGCTAAACCTTCTAATGAGTATGTACTCATAAGGTCTAACGGATTAGCATAGCGTTTAAATAGCGTATCTTTTAGTTCAAATTCGCCACCATCGTTTACATTAATGATGCGATAGATGAGAAAAAATCAGCAAGCTCTGGTTTCTTAAAGAATGCAACGATTAAAGCGGTGTACTCTTTTAAACCTAACTCTTGAATATCCTTAACTGTTTGACCAGTTAAGTCAGCTAGCAAGCTATTAATATCCTTCTTAATCGTTCCGATATTTAATAACACTTTTTGTAACATGTTCGCCATTGCTTTCATGCCACGCTTTTCAGCTTCTTCTTCAAGTTTAGCTTTCTCAGCTTCTAATTTAGCTTTTTCAGCCTTAGTAGGCTCTTTTTTCTGATGATCAGTTGGCTGTTTAACATCAGCTTTGCTGTTATCTTCAAATAACTGCATAAATTCATCTTTAATATCTAATTTACCTACAATTGATAAAAGGGTGAATAAGTCATCACCCTTAAGTTCGCGCATTTCTAATGTCATCTAAAGTCCTCCTATTATTCAGCTGGTTGCTATACTACGCCTCTACCGTTGGGAATAAAATTCTCCATGGGTATTGATCTGCGTCCAATTGCTCAACAGTCGCATGAGCTTCATAAGTTTGTTCTACTACCGCTTCGTTATTATCTTCTGTACCTAATTCAAGTCCGCCAGTTGAAATGGCGTTGTCTAAAATTGCGATAACGGGTTTATCTGTACCACTTAAAGTACCGACAATGGCCATGTTTTCAATGTAGTCACCATCTTCTAAATAGCGCTTAGTTTCAATGACTTGATAGCCAACTGGCGCCTCTCCAACTACAACTTCTCGAATACTACCGTTTAACGATTTACGGATATTTTCAGCAGTTAACTCTTTCATGTTTGCTGTAACAGTTGCCGTTGCTGATTCTAGCACCTTGTTTCCTTTTACTTTCATGTGGAAAGTGCCATCAATTTCGATATCACGATAAGATTGCTCAACTGTTAGTGTTACACCGCCACTAGTAGCGCCGTGCAAGGTACCTGTGAATTCACCCGCTTCACCGTCATATTTAACGCCTGTGTAGATAGTTGCAGCGTTAATCAAATAATTTTTAGCAGTAGTGTTGCTATAGCCTGTCTTTTTTAATGCCATTATTTATTCCTCCAATCAATCTTGCAGTAAAACTGCAAATTACGTCTTTTAATATTGTCGTCGCCTGTCGGTATCTTGTTAGACCGCAAAAAATTAAAACGGATGAAAAAATCATCCGTCAATTTACGATTATCTTTGAAATGAGTTTTAAGGGCTTCTTCGATTTGAAAGATATCAATATAGCTTGAATTGTTATCAAAGATATCTACATCAACATAAAAGCCGTCTACATTACGTTCTATGGCTTCGCTGTCAAAGTCATAGGTAACGTATGGATAGACGACTGTAGCCTTATTATTTCGCTCATGATACGATTCTGGCACGACTAATCTAAATTGTTGATTTAATTCTTTTAGAAATTCTATCAACTCATCACTTCCTAAAATTTAGCTTTGTAGTGCTTACCAACAATGTCTTGAATGTTCTTTTTGTTACGTCTGAAAGCTGGTCTTAAAAATGGTTGAGGTTTTTGGCCACGAGTGTAATACCATTTACCATTAGGCGCCTTATACACCCATCCACCTTTTCTACCGGCACCATTCTCGGCCATTTCACCAGTACCATACTCAACATAAATTGAGTAATCAGTAGGCGAACCAACTTTACCAACCACGACACCATTTTCACGGCTTACAGTGTGATTAATCTTATCTCTTAATTCTCCACTATCACCAACTGGTGCTAGGGATTTAGCTTGCGATTCTATCATTAATCCTGCTGATTCCATAGCTTCTTCACTTGCTGATTCAAGCATCGCTTTTATCTTGGCACTGTTATCTTCAAACTTCCAACCTTTAGCCATTTAAAACACCGCCAAACTTAACGTATAGCTCATTATGGTGATGTTGGCCAACTGGATCATCAGCATACGTGATTGAGTACCAGCGGTTATCAGCATCAACTACACGCATTTTGTCAGTAATTCCTGTTGTAAAACTAGGGATAATAACAATATGCGTTGATTGCTCTATAATTGCGTTCTGAACGGCATTAATGTCTGTACCTGTTACTAGGTCAAGGTAGCCTTTGACTGTCTTAAACTTAGCCCATTCTTCGGTATAGCCACCAATTCCGTCATCAAACTGAGAAAACTGTTGGATAGTAAAAGTTTGTTGCATTCTACCACCTCATCTTTTCATACTTCTCAAGGAATGATAGTAAACTAGATGGATAACCGTCTGTATTATCAGAACCGTTAACGTCATAGTAAGTGGTACTCATTCGGCTAATTGTTTCTGACTTAATACCGACCTTATCAGCCATTTTCACATCATACTCAATCAGCTTCTTGATACCTCTTTTAATGTCGGCTGGGTATTCCACCTTAGTCACCATTGCAAGCCCTGAATTGGCTTCAAAAAACGGTGTGCCTTCAACTGTAATCTGTTTACCAGCTATTGATGCCACCGTGAACAAACCATCGTTATAATGGCTGTAATTGACTTCTATGGTGTCGCCAACTCGTAAGCCTCTGATGACTTCCTTAACGAGAATGATGCTTTCACTTACAAACTCGACACCTTTAAAGCGTACGTGTTTATTTTGAAAGCTGTTGTTAGTCAATTCTCTAACACTCGTTTCAAAAGCATCTAGGTCATCTTGTTCAATATCTGGATTGAGTTTTTTTGCATCTTCTAAAGTAATAATCATCTTAAACCTCCTCAAAAATAAAAGAGGAGTAGTGACTACTCCCCTAAAAGTTCCAGCATTTGTTCCTTAGTGGCGTTTTTAGCATATTCAATACCACGATCGTCAGCAACTTCTTTTAAACCTTTGACATCTAGCTTATTTAAGTTGATGCTTTCAGTTTGTTCTTGTTGTTCTGTTTCTTCAATACCAATTTCTTTAAAGCCAAGGGCTAAGTATTTCTTAGCCTTGACCTCGTTATCTGTTTTCTTGACCACATTATCTAATTGAAATGTACGCATAGGTTACACCTCCTATACTGCTGGTTTAGTATTAGCGTAAATTGAAGTTAACTTGCTGGCTGGTACCCATAAGTCGTGATATTTACGGTAGTCAATCTTCCAAGCATCTGCCTTTTGGTTAGTATCTGGTGCAAATGTACGCACTTTGTCAGTCTTAGAGATTGCGATTGGTGCATCTTTTGTTGAGATTAACCAGTTGATATCTAAAGCGCCTGCTGCTGCTTTAAATCCACCTGTCTCTTGCCCTGCTGTTGTACCATCGTTAAACTCGAAAGCAGTTTTCAATAACTTAGAAGGTGCTTTTACGATTGCATTATCGTTAAATGATTGTACTTCAACTGATAAAGCACCCTTAGCAAGCATAGCTTTTGAAATGTAATCTTTACCAGCTTTAGCTAATTGACCAGCTAAGATTGGATTCATTGTGATTACCACTTCTTTAGCACCGATAACATCTTCCATACCGTTTAAGTCGAATAATAGCTCATCAACAATGTTGTCAGCTGTGATAGCTAATGAACGTGTTTGAGATGCACCAATAGCTAATGTAGCTAACTTAGAGTAACGGTAAGCATCAATTTCTGGCACTACCATTGTACGTTGGAATTCACCCATTACAGTACCTGCAGTTACCACAAAGTTAGTTTCGTCTACGTCCATCGCATCAATTGAGAATGTACGTCCTCGGTCTTGTGTTAAGCTATATGTTTTCCATTCTAGTGTTACATCTCCACCAACAAAACCAGTTGTACGGTCATAGTCAGCTAATCCATCCATTAAAATGTTAGGTAGTTTAACTTCATTACCACCGTTATATTTAACTAAGTTTGCGTTTGCTTCCATCCAACCTGTAGTTGATTCTTGTACGACTTGCTTATCTAATGACGGTTGGAAAATTTTTGAATATTCTAATACGTTTGGCATTTAATTTCCTCTTTTCTTTTTATAGTCCTAATGCTGCTTCAAAATCTGCTGTTGCTGTTGCTGTCGGATCTGATGGTTTACCTTCATCAAGTCCATTGTCTACGACCTGATAGCCTGTTGGCGTTTTATCATCTGGATTATCGTCTGTTCCAAAGAAAGTCGGATTAGACTCTTTTAAAGATTTAACTTTATTGTCTAAATCAACAATGTTTCCATCTTTATCAACTTCAACCTCACCTAACTTAAATCGCATATAATCAACGTCTGTAACGCCCGCTTCACGCAAAGCCGATTCAATAGCCGTATCCTTTTTAGTTTGCGCTAGTTCTGCTTGTGCTTGTTCTGCTTTAGCTTTATAGTCATCAATTGATTTCTGCAATTCTTCGTTATCAGTGTTGGCTTTTTTCAGGCCATCAATGGTCTGGTTGGCTTCCTTCAGTTCATCATTCTTTGAGTTAAACTCAGATTTTGGAACGTAATTCTTTGGCATTTCTGTATTTAATTCTTTCACAAATGCTTCTGTGTCCAATTTGCCATCTTCACCTGTATGCTTTGCAACTAATTCTTTAAAATCCATCTTCTTATATCCCCTTTTTCTTTTTATTCTTGTCAGTTCAAGTTTTAAGGTTCGCTAGTTATTCTGATAGCCAGTTAGTTTATAACGTCATTTCGGACAAATAAAAACCACTAGCGTTTGCTAATGGTTATAATTCAATCTTTTTGTTTTCAAACTTCTTGTAGGCATCGAAGTAAATTTCATTTTCATCGCCATTATAAGTAACTTCGTAGTACATACCATCAGGCAACGGTGTACTTAATAAAGCCTTGCTATTCTGTAACGCTTTAACCGACCAAACAACGTACACTTCATCAGCAGTTAATTTTTTGGCATCATCTGTTACATCTAAATGGCCATTGGCATAGTCAGCCACCAATTGTTGACACTTTTCAATAAATTCTTTAGTTCCCATTATTCATTCTCCTTTTTTTGTTTTCATCGTATTCAAAATTTAGATACCTGCATCTTTCAGCATATTGACCACGCTCCTAATCTACCGCAAGCGGTATGCCACTAGAATGCACCTGTTTAATACCTTTAATAGCCATCGCTTAATCATTTCCATGCCTCGCCTGATGTCTTGATTACGTTTAGCGTGTTCTCATTAATTGCATTGACTATGTCTTTACCGTCAATGTGGCTATTTATTTTAACAGGTTTATTCATGTCGTGTAGTTCCTTGCGAATGCCTTTAACTTCGGCTAATAGTTTCTTTTCAAATTCAGTCATTGCCATTGTGATGCCTCCTAACTGATTGCATAAAAATAGCACCTACCTTTTCAGATAAGTGCTTGTTTTTGACTTAATTTCAGTTCTCTATCCAATACTTGCTTTATGTTATCAATTTCCCAATAAGGAATTCTTATTAGTTTAATATTATTCTTTTTAGAATATTTATTCTTTATTTTGTCGTTAGTTTGAATGTTTTCAAAATTAATTAACGCTTCTTCTTCTGTACCACCAAATGTTACAACTTCAAAGTGTTGTCTACCATCATACTCAATAAGAATATTTTGTTTAGGTAAATAAAAATCAAATGGAAGCGTATTTTTGTTTCTGCAATCATCAAACCTATATTGTGGAATAAACTCTATGGCTTCGCTTGTTAAATACTCCTCAACAGCTTTTTCTCCCTTTGAACTAAAACACCTAGGGCAACCTTTGCTCATGTTCCCTAACGATTTAACTACCTCAGAACCACACGTCTCACACTCACACTCTAAATAAGTATATCCATCAACGAACAGCCTCTTTATAACTATCAATCCATGTTCCTTGTATTCTTCGCTGATAGATTTTAAACTTCTTCGCCTACGTGATGGTTTACCAGTCAGTCTATCGCTCATCCATTCGCTTTGAACTTCCCTACGCTTGTAATTATCTTTCCATTGCAAAGCTACAGCGTCAGTTCGTTCTCTTGTTGGAATGTTAAGCTTATCCATCCACCCCGCTATGTTAGGTGAATTAGTACGCTTCCCATAAACTAATTCTGATATATCTCTAGTTGTTAATTCTTCATCCCAATACTTTTCTTCTAACCAGTAACTAAAATCAGCACCAACATTTTTCGACATTAGATCATATTGCTTCTTTCTCTTGAATTCATTATGACAAACTGGACTGCAAAACAGATTCTTGTTTTTCTTAACATGATACGGTTTTTTGTATGCTTCTTTACCGCAATTATCACAATTAATGATCATGTAACCACTCTCCAATACAATACTTATTCATACTAATATTGTATCAATTAATGGTTTACTATGCAATACTTATATTGTATTATATAGTAAAGGGGTGATAACATGAAAAAGCGAGTAACTTTCACGCTTGAAGAAACAACTATCGAATTGTTAAAAAAGGAATCTGAAAAAACCATGATTCCACAAGCAAGATTGGTAGAACAAGCTATACTTGAATACTTAAAAAAACCTAGTAAATAGTTCTAGGTTTTATTTTTTGCCTCTAACCACTCTTTATAATTATTGTACTGAACAATTTCCTTCGTTTCGTTGTCTTTCCTAAAATCGGGTGAGATGCCGTTTACAACCGTGATTGTAGTACACCTACAGTTGATTGTTTCACTGGCTTCTTGAAATAACCTCGGACCCATTGCCTTAGCCCCGCTTGGTGCAGTAAATTCTTCTTCAACGTCTACCGTCTGGCCATCTAATTGCTGATGCGAGTGACGGGTTTTCTTGTCTAAAGTAGATAACCATCTCTTTTGAACGTCAATACCCTTGTTCTTAGCTTCAACGTAAGACTTCTGTTTGGCAGTTGATTGAACCCTACCACCCTCGGTTCTAGCTATCCTTAAAGCTTGCTTGTAGTTAGCTTCTGTTAGCTCACTTACACGTTTGGCCACCTTGGCATAGCCCTCACCTCTAAACGCACCTTGAAGCAGTGCAGTGGTGGTTTCTTGTGCCAACTTACTTTGGTTTGTGTATAACCTTGTGGATAACCTCTTACCAGCTACTGGTGTATTAACAAGTTCCTCAATGTAATCCTCTGGCAACATTGCAAAGTTGATTTGAATATTTTCAGCGCCTTCAAGCGCATAGAATGTACCAAAGTAACCTTGAGTACCTTCATCAGATATAAAGCTACGCAACAACCACTCTTCTTTGCCACCCATTTCATTGACTACGTCATTAATCTGAGTAGCAACCTGTAATTGACGTTCAACTTGAAGTCTTTGAGAAAAGCTAAGCGAGTCATAAGCATCTATATACTGCTTAATTTCCAATTTAAGCTGTTTTAAGCCGTCTTTATAAGCGTTATATAGTTCGTTATCCATTTGCTTGTAACGCTTCTTGGATAGCCTACCAAGCTCCTTATTCCACTTGTCCAGTTGTTGCATCATCTTCACCTACTTCTGGTGGGTCAGTGTCATCTTGTAAGCCAGTTGTATAGCCTTGTTCCTCAAGTAATAGCTGCACTTCTTCCCAATCGAGCTCAAACTGATCACAAATGAGTTTAAGCACTGATTCATCATCTAAACGAGGTGCTGATGCAAGAATAGACTGGATGATAACCTCTCGTGTTTCAGCTTGAACTTTCTCATTCAGATAAATGTCATTCTCATTGACCATTGTTTCTCTAGTGATAGTGATTTCAATGTCGCTAGCATTGTAACTTGTTTCATTACGTCTATTTATATCGTCTACAATCAGCTCATTAATCCACTTAAGCATTGATCTAAGTCTTACCTCTGCTTTGTTAGCTTTCATGTCCAGCAAGGCGTATCTTGATTTAATAACAACATTAGTGATATTGCCATCGCCTAGCTGCGTGCTATCAAAAGCCATACCAAACTTATAGATTGCATCCTTGTCAATCTCTAGTTTAGTCTTACGTGCTTCAACAGGAATATTGACCGTTTGAACGTCAACACCACCATTTTCACCAACACCAACTGTTTTCTTAGCCTTAATATTTTGACGTAACTTAGAAAGGTCATCACCTCTAAAGCCACGTACAACGTAAATAGCTTCTGAGAAGTCTTGTAAGTTGTTAGACAAGAATGCAGCCATTAGATCATAATCATCAATTAACGCTTTAATTGGTTCTAAATCAGTACGTTCTTGCTTGTTATTAGATAAACGGTAGAAAGGTATCTGCCCCATGCTTCTCTTTAATAACTGACCCTTAGCATCCTTAGCCACAACATGCGGTCTAGGATTTAATTCACGGCTATCATCAAATTCAAAACGTTTATTCTTATCAGTGATAAAGAAAGTGACTTGCTCCTCGTCCCATACCTCAGCAACCGTTACGGTGGTATTTTTACCTTCAACCGTTTTATCCTTGTCATAATAGCGAATGATGCGCTTATTGCCTTCATCATCTTCAACAGTGAAAGTCTGTAAGCTGTCAGAAACTTGGAAACATAACTTGTCATCGGTGTTGGTACGTGCATAGGCATATTCAAACCCTTTCTTAGAAGCGCCTTCTAAAACCTCTTGCAAGAATAGTTGAAAATCTTCGTCATAATACTCTGCTAAATACGTCTGAAATTGCTCATCTTCAACCGTCGCTTCAACTGGATTAGATAGCAAATACTGCACCTTCTGGTCTACTTGCTCCGTAAAGAATGCATGCGGGATCTTTACATTTGATGCGTTTTTATCCTCATGAAGCACGTCATTATCATCAATGTAAAAGATGCGGTTCTTTAAAATGTCATGTTCATAGTTGTAATAGTTAACGCCTGTCTTAGCTTTATCCTTATTTATAGATTGCTTATCATTATCAATCGCCTTATTTAAAGCTGTTGCTAGCACTTTCGTGTTATCACTAAATAGATATTTATTGTCCAAATTATCACCCCTTAATATAGCCAATTGTTTGGCTTACGCCATGTTTCAATTCCATAACGCAATGCTGCCATTGCATCGTCAAAGATAGGTACTGGCTCATCTAAATACTCACCAGAACGTTCATCCTTCTTCCATTTCCACTGTTGCATCTCTTTTAAAGTGTTAGTGCACGATGGATGAATATAGATGTTCCGTTGTTTCAGCCAGTCAATTTGAGTGGCTTGGTACTTCTTATCTGTGGTCTTTTCCTTTTTAACTGGTCTAGCCATATATCCAGCTTGCTCCCACTCCTTGATGCGGTCTGGCTCTGCTGAATCACACCACATATCTTTGTTCTTAGGAATAATTCCCTCAGCTTTTTGAATAATTTCATCGGTTGTTTTCTCGTGCTCATAGATCTCACGGATAACATAGATGTCCCCATCTTTCCAACCAAGTAAAAGCAATGCATTAGCATGGTTAAAACCAAAGTCCTGACCAATTGAAACATCATCATAATCATCGATATTTTGCGATATATCACGAGTCTCATAGTTATGTAGGATAACCCCACCTAACTCACCCCAATCGCCTAAGCCATAGATACGGTAGCCGTCTGGGTCTATTCGCTTACGTCTTTCCATACGCTGATTGTATGCTTCATCTATAAACCGATTCTCCAGATATGTTGAATGATGAGTCAAAACATTGTCGTCCTGAACATCAAAAAACACCTTCTTAATCCAGTGTGTTTTAGAAACTGGGTTAAAGGTGCATCTTATTTGATAAAATTGTCCTTTTGGCAGTTGGCCACGCAAACGGTCATCAATGATTTCAAAATCGCTTTGTGTTATTTCTGTTGCTTCTTCAATCCAAACATCAGTTAGTTTTCCCTGTTTAAATGTGATTGATTTAAGCTTCTCACGTTGTTTTTCATCGTTGACACCCCTAAAGATAATCTGATTGCTATTTAGCTTGCATTCTATCTTCATAGGGCTTTGAGTTACTCGCCAATACTTGTCGGCATTACGTCCAAACATACGGTTTATAGCCCCTGTAAGCTCTGCAAAGGTACTGTCACGGTTGGTTATGTCCGACTTACGAACACAAAGCAAATTACGCCCTTTTTGAGCCATTAAACGCAAAATATAATGCTGTGCCGTATCTGCTGACTTACCACTACCAGCACTACCTTTCATGATGATGTAACGTTTTTTAGATTGATCAGGCTTCTTGAAATTAGCGTTTGCTTGAATTTTAATCTCCATCGCCATCATCACCGTAATCAATCTTGATGCTGATTTCTGTATCAATCTCGCCAGTTAGTTCAGTCTTATCAGTCCAAATACCATAGCGCTTACCTAATAATTCTGCAGCTTTAATACGATCTTTAGCGCTCACGTCAATGTTATCAATTTCTTGTGCGCCCTCACCAACACCTCTTAAAGTCTGTTCGGTTTGTTCTCCACGAACAATAGATGTTAGATACTCAAGCACCTCTTGTTGGTCAGCAACACGCTCATTTTTGAGTATTTCAAGCTGTTCATCTATATAACGCTTGATTGTAGTGTTTTGTAGTAATTTACTTGCATTAGTATTCGCATACTTTTTACTGTATCCAGCTTCAATTGCTGATTGTGTAGCGTTCCCACTAATGATGTACTCATCAGCAAAACGCTGCTGCTTTAACGTTAATTTCTTTTCTTTTGCCAATTTTCCACCACCTTTCGTTGTATTAAAAAAAGCCACCCGTCACTCGTAAGTGTGTCTATTTAAAGACTGGATAGCTATTGATGTTATTTTTATTACTCATTTATACGCATAACCAGTACCCGCGTAGCTTGATCCTAGTATTCAAGGTTACTCATCAGCCTGTCGGTTGGTCTGGTAGGTACGTTCCGACGGTTAGTGCGCATAAATCAATAAGCAAGGTTAGTCAGTGACGATTAAATGAGCTTCATTATTTGAGCTGGCTGTGCCTTGCTATAACTATTGTGGGAATCGAACCCACAGAATCGTGCTGTATTCTCACACCAAGCATAGTCACTGTTATATATAGTCGGGAGGTACCCAACTTTTGCCTTGCACCATTTCCGTGGCTCAAGGACTTTACTCGTTTATCTCAGGAATGGTGATCCAAAAAGGAGGCGAGATAAGTTTACCGACTTATCTCAATTAGCATAATACTATGTTTCTCAATCACACATCTTTCAATAATCACTCATTTTCAAAAACTAGCAAACTACCACTTTGAAAAGCTTCCGCAAATTCTATCATAGCTTTGCCAACTTCACGGTAATAGGTTGCTTCGCTGATGTTTTCAGCGCTATAAACCTCATAATCATAAAACCTAGTTGAATTGATGTACTTATCATATATGCGTTTTCTAGAATAAACATCCAAGGTATTAATTGCAGCATTGATATCTCGATATAAGCTAACTGCATCTAATTTCTTAATAGTCCCATTCTCAATTTCGCTTGAATTCATACCCGTAAAGCTCTTCGGATCTAGGCTATATGTTGCTGTTACCTTCTGCTCAATTGGCATGCCTGACAGACGTCTAATCTTATGATAGTTCTTTAGTAAACTATCCACTTTTTCTTTTGTAGCTTTTTCATCAACTTCTGGAAATAGCATGCCAACACTCCTTCTAGTTTATTACATCCTTAACATAGTACGCTTCAATATCACTTGCCCTAATGATTCTCTCAGTCACCATACTGCCGATATCCTCGTTTACATAGATATCTTGTTTGTTAGATTTAACCTGTCTATCTACTTGCTCATAGGCACTTTCCCCATCGATTTCTAAGCAACCTATTTTCCCTTGAATTACCGTTACTTTTTTGTACGCCATTTTGATCTTTCCCTTTCCTGCCCACGCTCTGCAATGATGTCTTCTACCGTAACAAGTAGTATCCCTACAAAAGTACCTACCACGACGATTAGGGCAAAAGCACCAATGAATACTAGTATTTGTGTTATTAAGTCCATTTATTCCACCAACTTTGCCAACTTGTCAGGCTGGAAACCATACCAATTTTCAGTTTCGGTAACAATCACAGGTACCGCTTGATAGCCCATTTCTTTTATCTTAGATAGAGCATCTTCATCTTCTTTAACATTTAATTCTGTGAAAGGAATATTCCGCTCTTTCAGCCATTTTTTAGTAAAATTACACTGCATGCAATCAGGTTTTGAATATACTGTTACTTTGTTAGTCATAGTTAAATTCCTCTCCAAATATCCTTTACATCTTCAATGTTCACTTCTTTTAGACCCTCTCCCCAGTCGACAACGGCAACTGGGTGAGCTATTTGCCCTGCCTTGAAACCTCCTATTAAAGGACTATCTCCATGAGTCCAAGCCTTCTGAAAAACTCCATAGAAGTCAGCTTCAATCAGCTCGCCCTTTTTATTGATTACCACTTTACATTTTTTTAATTGCATCATTCCGCCTCCTTAATAACGCTCGGATACACCTTAACCCCATCAACTTCCGCCTCATAGATAATTAAAATATCTGGCTCGGTTTCATCACCGATTTGTTGTTGGTATATCGGTTTGGCGGTAGAAATATCGAGTTCTTGACTATTCTCTGTGACCATCCAAAACATTCCAAAAAGTACAAGCAATATACATAAACCTATTAGCACTTCTCCCGTTTCATTATTAGGTCGCATATTCATCCGATACGCCACCCCTCTGCTTTCATTTTTTCTAAAATAACTTCTTCTGGAGTATTTTCCATGCCATCAAACGCCTTTTCTCGATGTGCGTACAAGTCGATGTAGCTTTCAGGGTCTAACTCGGTATTCTTACCCTTGGCTTCTTTTACTGTATTGGCGAAAACTAACTCATTACCTGCATCTTCGTTACTATATAGTCCAAGAACATAAGCTTTCATTCTCCTACCTCCTCAAAGTCAGCATTGGTGTCGTTGATACCTAGTTTGTTCCATTCTTCTTTGGTCATCTTGGTTTTGACAAGCACGTCCTCATGTTGTTTGCAACCTAACCCTAACTTTGAAACACCTAATGCCTTGCGCCAGTATGTGTAAATGTCATCCATTACCAAATTACTACCTTTCATCCTAGCGTAGTAAAGTATCTCTTCTTCAACTTCATAACCATATAAGTAAGCGGTAACTAGCGTTTTGTATGACAGCTCACCGTCAACTTTCCTACACCAGCTTAAAATGTCTGGTGTATCCCAATTGTTAATATCATCAAGTATGCCCCTTATATTAAAACCGCTTGCGTTTGACTCTATCCAATCAGCAACAAATTTAGGTATCACTGGTTTCTCAATTTCGATTTTCATGGTTAGTCCTCCACTCCGAAAATGTATTTCTTGATACGGTCTTCTCCGACTGTTTCAATAGCTTGTCGGGCTTTTTCTTCGCTTTCAAAATAAAGCGTCCCTTGAGATTTTGAGTGCGACGACCAGTGTGTTGCAATAGTTCCACCTTTCTCTTCGGCTATAAGCCAGTTTGTTGAAAGCATCTCAAACGGCTTACTAAACTTCCGCAGCTCAGCCTCAACTTTTAGTTTTTCTGCTGCGAACTCTGCTTGTTGTTTAGTTTTAAAAACGTTGCCAATCTCGAGCATATCTTTTTCAAAATCGAGGCTATCCCATTTATCTCCTATATATTCGCCTGTTTCACTTATGGACCAATAATCATCTCCATCTTGTGGAAATTCCTGTTCCTCTTCTTTCAACGCCTCTACCCGCTTGTCAAATTCATCAATCATTTCATTTTTAATCTTTAAAATTTCTTCTTGTAAATTCATCATTTCTCCTCCTAATAAACTACCTTATGTCCCATTTCCCAACTCAGTTTTGAACCTCTTTGCGCAATATTTTTGAATGTTATTGATTGCTTTTTAGGTTTGCGATTTTTGTCTTTTCGCTCTTTATACTTGCTATCAGCTTTTAATAAATCATTGCCAATAATCGCTGCTAAATTCTGATATTGTCTCCAAGATGAAATCTCTGAAATTGAATTTTCTATTTTGCGGACAGTTTCGTATGGTATGTCTGCTAAACTTGCTAGTTTACTAATGCTATAGCCGTTTTCAACCCGATATTTAGCGATTATATTCGGGTCAATATCGCGTGCAATGTCTCTGTGTCGCTCATATTTTCTGATATTTTCTGGACTACGATAGTCAGCTCCAAAAAGCTGGGCTAATCCTTTGTCAATTTTAGGTAGCATATCCTTAATATCTTCGTCTTTATGCCATAGGAACATCCTTACTTCGCAATCTTCACGCATTTTGGTTTGGGTCATGTCAAATTCAAAAGACAGTAATTTGTATAAATCTCTAGTTGATAAGTAATTCATATTCTATCCTCCTAAAACGGTAACTGATCATCTGTGACGTTGATGTTATTTTGTTGATTCGCAAACCCACCAAACTGAATAGCGTTATTTGCTCCATACTGCCCCTGTTCGGTGTTTTGTGTTTGTTGGTTGTATTCACCCTTGTCGTTATTTTGAGTGCCACTAGCATTATTATTTTGGCTATCTTTCTTGCTTTCTAGCAAAGTAAAGTTGTCTACGTTAATTTCAGTCACATAAACTCTTTGGCCTTGGTTATTTTCATAGTTCCGAGTCTGAACACTCCCCTCGATACCAATCAAAGAGCCTTTACTTGTAAATTTTTCTAGATTTTCCGCTGCCTTTCGCCAAATCTGGCAACGAATAAAGTCTGTTTCGCGTTCTCCGTCTGCATTTTTAAAGTTTCGTTCCACTGCTAAATTGAACGATCCGACTGCTGTACCTGATTGTGTGTATCTCAAATCTATATCTTTAGTTAATCTGCCTATTAATTGCACCGAATTCATCATTTTAGTTCCTCCAAGTCCTTAACATTCAATTTAAGGCTGTTACGTATTGTTTTTGAGCATTCAATTGATTGGATAATGTATTCGTCTAGCGAATATGTTTCTCGCTCTCTAACCGTCATTAAACGGCTTAAAGCTACAAGTGCATTTTCTAATGATGGATAATACCCAAGTGGTTTGTCACGTTCATCAGCTTCGCCTTTTTTGTTCACGTATTTAATAGTTTCAACTAATGTGTAGTTGTACCGGTCAACTTCAATGCGATACTTTTCGTTGATTTTGATCTTTGTCATTCGTTTGCTCCTTTGATTTCCACTACTACCCTCGGATTCTCTTTATCCACTACAAACGTATCTGTAAAATTTCCTATCTGCTTCCAACCATCATTTTCAATTAATCCAGCCTTCAGCATGCCGTCCAAAATGAACTTCTTACCAAAGGCGATATTATCCTTATCTTTTTTCCTATTTGGCACATACCATTTAAAATGCAAATCAATAGGCATTTCATCTTCTTTGATTTCAAGACCTTGGTTAATTGCTGCTTTAACTGACAACGCGCATAACCTTGTATAGGCTCGTTTTGATTTAGCACCTTTCATGCGATTAGCCCTGTTATTGTTGATATAAGTATTCAGGTCCATTAATTCGTAAGGAATGATGATTTCTTTATTCGCCATCATTACCAAGCACCTTCTTTAACTCTCTTTGTTCATCATCTGTGTAGTGAATAGAATTAGCTGAATAGAAATTACCTTCATCGTCTTTCACTCCAAAGCCTTCAACTGTGGCGGGGTCATTGTGTAATTTTGTGAAACAATCTGGGCATTTTGTATAGCGATTTCCATATCGACCATAAACTTGTCTTTTTGTCTTACACGCAGGGCAATCAATCGCCACTTTTACCGAATCGCCATATTCGTACCAATTTTTGTCATGTTCCGTTTCTTCTTTTTCTGTTTCTGGAACAAAATATTCTTCAAAAGCTTTTGTGTCAGTGGTTGCAGTCGGCTCATCTTGAGTGCCAATTAACTTTAATAGCAGCATTACCTTTCTTTGCGTAATTTCTTCTGCTTCAAAAGTTACTTTTCCTGCTGTTGAGCTAATCATGATTTTTGCCATTTTATTCTCCCCTTAATACTGATTTTTTTAATTCCTCAATTGCTGCTAATTCGTCATCAGTCATCTCTTTTTGTGCGTCTGCTTCCACATCACCTTGATATTTCTTTTGTCGTTGATCACTACTTAGCCATTTAGGTGCTACAGATTCTTTCTGTGGTTTGTTATAAGACTTTTTAGCCTGTTTATTTTTGTGTTCAAGTTCTAGCGCATCAATATCCTCAATGGTTGTCGCATTGTTTTCGTACCACTTTTTCAATATGGCTCGAACATAGTTATAGTTACGTGCATTGTTGTCTAGTGCTATCTGCATAGCTTTGATGACAATGTCATCGTTAAAGGTATCTATCGCATCAACTATTTGTTGACTGGTGTAAGGATTCAAGACACCAAAATTTTGTTGGTAAAAATCAATGGCACCGATGACGACATTTTCTTCTTGACTGTCCTTGTCTTTACTTTCCTTAACTAGACTATCCTTACCTATACTTACCTGGGTTTCCATTTGGTTGCCAATTGGTTTCCACGTGGTTGCCAACTGGTTGGCATTTGGTTTTGGCGTTACGTCAATCCTTGTTGGGACGCTATTTTCCTCACTTTTTCGGTATGATCCATTTTCTTTTTTCTCTAGCTGCTTGAACTCATCTTGGTAATTAGTAGGTGTATAACGATCTTTTCTTAATTGGTTATGAATTAGCCAATGTTTGATTACTACTACACCACTTTCAAAATGCAGCAGGAACTTTTTAGCAATGAGTAATTTCAAATCGTCTTCAGCACACCCAATCATTCGTGATATTTTCTTAGGATTATTGATAAAACCGTCATCATCCGCCCTCATACTTAAATGAAAATATAGCGCCTGGGTTGATAGCGGCATATCCAGAAATACATCACTATCAATAATTGTCTTTGCGAACATTCTCCTATTTGCCACTTAACTACCTCCTACTCTGCTATGTATGTTGGAACTCCAACAATCGCCTGTATTTCTCGTTTAAACTGCTCTGCATCTGAATTTCTGTCACTTAGATGCAGTAAATGTACTTCTTGCAACTTTGATAAATCATTAACTTTTAGAAATTGCTTCACATTACTTAATTCAAAGTGACTTGTAATGATTCTTAAACGCTGCTTTTTATCTATTTTTCTAGATAAGAAGTTATCTTCTAAAATGTCTAGATCATAGTTGCACTCAATCATTAGATGAGTGATGCCAGTAAATTTATATCGAATATAATAGGTGTCCGTTGCAAACAGTACTCTCCGCTTAGTAGGCGTTTCGATGAGGAAACCCAAAGGCTCTTTAGCATCGTGTTCAACGTCAAACGGCATAATTTTCCAACCACCGATATTAAAGCTTCTTTTACTACTGGCCACATGGATTCTATGGCTTGGTACACCTCTGAGTACGCTGCTCGTACCTTCTGAGCAATATAAATCTGCTCCTGTTCGCTTAATGATTTCTTTTGCATACTTTGCGTGGTCTTGGTGTTCATGGCTTATCAATACCCCCTCAATCTTTGACCAATCTAGTTGCATTCTTTTTGGTTGTATGCCAGCTTCAAGCAATAGGTAGCTGTCACCGTCTTTCAACAAGTAACAGTTACCATTTGAGCTTGAGCCAAATGTTTTAATTTCTAGCATGATTAGAAACCAGGTTCAATATCTTCAAAGCCTTTACTTGCTGGTGTAGTTTCGGTCTTTGGTTTGATGTTGTTTGATTTAGGTGCTTTCTGTTCTTCTTGGATTGGGAATGGATCTTCTGACTGGTTGAAGTCTAATTCTTCTGTGTTAGCATTTTGATTAATCTCTACTTGTACATCGTCAACAGACTCAGTCACATCTACTCGTTGGATTTGTCCATCATTATCGATATCGCTAACTGTATCGTCTGCTAGCACCCCTTGTTGCATTTCGATGGATAAGATACCCCACTTGCTTAAAAGGTTTCTAAGCACTGTTTTTTGCGCCATAGCATCATAGTTTGATGCCCATACACCTGTAAGCTTCCGCTTGTCTTTTCCTTTGTTGTTTTCAATACGGTGCTTTTCAACTTGCTCTTTAGTCCAGTAAGTGGTTTTCTCAAATCCGTTCAGCAGTTTAAAGTAACCAATATAGCCAACAACTTCATCACTAATTTGATTGTCAGGATCGAATTTTGCTTGTTCAGTAAGTGGATTCCAACTTTCTAGTTGGCCATCATATACACTGATTACATTAATTGATTGGTATTGCCCTGAGCGCTGTGCTAACTGGATATATCCACGATATCCAAGCATGAATTGTGCTTTTTTCTCCCATTGTCCCGTTTGTTTGTTCTTAGCATTGAATGGGACAATATAGGCAAATCCGAATTGTTTTTCGATTGGTAAGTCTAATTGAGCTGCTTGCATCGCACTAGCGACGATACTCATAGGTTCTGAGTCAGAAAGATTTCCATCACCGTTTACTAAACTGATTAAGCTTGAAGTGAAACTGTTTGATTTATCTTTTAATACGTCATTGAATTTCTTTTGAATGGCGGGGTTTTTAAGTAGTCCTTGAACTGAATTATTTTGATTAACTAGTTGGTTTGTCATATTGCTTTGCCTCCTATAAAGTCGTTACGTTTAGATTTTTATGTTTTGAAACTGATAGAGTAATCAGTTGCGTGTCAATATCGATAATTTCGTTAATACCTTCTGCATTATCAATGAATACTGGCACTTTGGTGTTGTAGTAGCCCATCAATGTATTAATGATGTCTAACCCTGCGTTAATTCGTGCTGCGTTATTTAATCCTGTTGAATAGTTATTACCGTCAACGGTTGGCTCACAGATTTCCTCTAAACCACCATTTATGTTTTCTTCAAAAAGCTTGAACTGCACAAATTTAAACTTGTCGTTGATTGCATCAGTCAATAGATTAACTTTTGCTCTTGTAAACTCTTCTAATAAGTAAAGTTGAGTCTCTAGTTGGCCATAGTGTGCTGAAATCTCTTTCTCGCTATCGATAAGCTCTTGTTTACGTTTATATTGATTAGCATATGTAGTGAACTTATATAGGTCATCATTTATAAGGAGTAATTCAGCCTTAACGATGTCGATTTTCTCGTTTAATAACTCGATATCATCTTCATGGTTAGCATCACCCGCATCGATTTTGGCTTGAATGTCTTTACCTTCTTTAGTTAGCTTTTGACCAAGTTCAGTATCTTCAAACGGTGTTTGGTCATCTTTAATAGATTTGATTTCTGTTTGAATTTGGGCAATAGATTCATCTAAATCAGCAATACCTTTTTCAAGCTTTCCAATTGCACTGTTGATATCCAATTTCTGTTTTTCAAATGCTTCAACCATTTCTTCGAGATCCTTGATTTTCATGGCTTTTTCTTTACCTTTTACTTGGATATCTTCAAGCTTTGTAGCTTTATCTTGATTAAATTCTTCTACTTCTTTTTGATAGTTTGCTCTAATTTCTTCAATTTGATCAGCAGGTAATTCTTGGCCACACATCTTACATGTTGTTCGATGTTCATCAAAGCTAGGCATTACTTCATCTCTGACCTCAAAGAATTGTTTAGATAAGCGGTCTTTTTCTGCTGTTGTGGCTTCAATCTCTTTTGTGACATTTTCAAGGTTAAAGTTAGCTTGTTGTAACTTGTTGTTAGCCTCTGTTAACTGCATTGCTAACTCATTTTTTTCAGTTTGCTTAGCTTGCAGCATCTCTTCAAATCCAGAAACTTCTTCTTTCTGCTTATCGTTGTAGTTAGCAAGTGCTTCACGATATTCGAGTTGCTTATTGGCCAAGTCATTTTTCAACTTACTTTGACCATCGCCATTCTTGATATTTGCGATATCTTCTTGGTACTGACTGATTAGTTGTTCTTTAGCTGATTCATCAGCATGCAGCTGTTTCCTATCTAAGCCAGTTAAGTCAGGCAAACTTCTATCCACTTCATCAATTCGGCTCGGTAATGCCTTGATATCGTCATTAGCTTGCTTCATTTGCTGTTTAGTTAGCTTCATTAGTTCTTCTGCTGACTTGCCCTTTAAAAGTCCTGTAAGTGGCTTTAAATCGCTATTTGAAGCAATAATATCTGCATCGGTAATATCTCCAACCATTTCAATTAGGACTTCACGACGTTTCTTCCAGTCAAGCACTTCTGGGAAGTAGTTAACGTTGGTTAATAACTTAAAGCGTTCTTCACCAATTAAGTCATCTAAATATTCGGTATATTCTTTCTTCTTAACTGACAAATCATCAATTTTGAAAGTTGTCTTGTGGCCAGAAAACGTTTCTTCGATAGATCCACGTTTTTTAGTCCAGTTTTCTGAAATCATTCGACTTAGTTTCTTTTCTTGGCCATCGATGTCTAGGGTGATTTCTACCTCTGTCTCTAGGTGGTGTAATTCATTCCCTTGGCTATCAAGTGGCTTCCAGTCAAATTTGCTATCTGATTGGTCTGCTGAGTTTTTACCAAACAAAGCCCATAAGAATGCATCATACAGCGTTGTCTTACCTGTACCGTTATCGCCTTGAACATTTACTGTTTCACCCTCTGGTGTTAACTCGTAAGCTTGAATGCCTTTGAAATTTCGAATTGTCATTTTTAATAATTTAATTTGCATGGTATACTCTCCTTAACTTTAGTATTATTTAGCGCCTATTGCAGTAGGTGCTTTTTTTATGAATAATTTTGTGCCTTGAGAACCATAGGTGCCGTATGTAAGTCTTTTAAAATATCGTCATAATGCTCATTGATTGCTTCGATATCTTCTAAATGCACCACATCGCCACTTTCAGCATATGCTTTCACTGATATTTCAATCTGTTGTTGACGCTGCTCTTTGATCCAATCAATTGCTCTTGTTTTCACATTTAGTCCTCCTCAATCCATATAAATAAATCTGCCGTCTTTGCATATTGATAGGTCTTATATGCATTTCCTACCATTGCCCAAAACAATAGCGTTACGATCAAATCGTTATAATTAAATTCCATCGCTGATGCCCAACCGATGAAATATGCTACTGTCACGAATGACCAATATAGAAACTTCTTACTTGAATAATTCATTCTTTACACCTCTAATCTCGTTTGTTTGTCAGCTTTCATAATCTCAAAAGCCAATTCCATTGACGGCTGCCACATTTCTGCTAGTTCCATCGCTTCCTCAAATCTCAATTTTGGAATTTCTTCATAACTAGCAACACCAAAATAGTTTTTAATTTCTCGCCAGTGTTCAGCAATAGCCTTTTTATAAAACTTTTCATAAGCTTGTGACTTCTTCCCACCAACTGCCTGCATGGCATTTTTACGTACCAATTTAGATAGTCTAGCTTTTTGGTTACGACTCAGATCAATCTCTTTTTTCAATCCCTCAACATCACTAGAAACGTTTGAAATCTGTTTCTTTAACTCTTTTTGAGTTTCTAATGTGGCAATCATGATGTCTTCTGCCGTCATCGGTAGTTGTTGAGTCTCGATATAGTTTTCCATTTCATTAAAAGCTTTTATGTATGCTAGTTTGAATTGCAATGCTTTCTTACCAGTGAAGCCCATTGCCAACAATGTGAAACCATCTCGGTTTAAGTAGTACGCTTTTCTATCTCTTCCATAAGCATCTGGTGTGACTATTTCAAAAAACATCTCTCCAAAATTGGATACATCTTTCTTAAGATTTTGAATATCTCTCAAAATGTGACCGTGTTGTTTCTCAAAATTTTCAGCTACCTGCAGGCTAGTAGTTACTGCCTGTTTATCTTTCATAATTACTAAGTTGTTCATTTTCTATTCTCCTTTGCTAACAGCTTGTATGCCTTTTCTGTCCGCTCATTTAGCTTTACTATGTAACCTTCCACGCTCTGGCGTTTCGTTCCGTCAGCCATGATATGTATCACCATTATGAACACCCCTAACTATATTTTTTCTTTGTTACCAATTTGGTAACTTCGAGGTAAAAAAATTTTTTCCATGTTAAGTCCAAAGTAATAGGAAATTTCAAACATTTCATCTTGAGAAAAAGGTAATTGGCCTCTTTCCTTTTGGCCGTAATTGGTTCTTGTTATATGTAATAAGTCAGCCATATCTTGTTGCGATTTATTTGCTTGCTTTCTTAAGTTGTACAAAAGAATTTGCATAAAACGTTCACTCCTTTCCGTATCTATTTGTTACCAATTTGGTTACACGATTAATATAGCACCAATTTGGTTACATGTCAACAAAAGGTACCAAAAGTTTTTTATTGTTTTCATTTGTTTTATTTTTATACCTAAAATAGTTCCAATACGGTTACATTAGTGGTATAATAATTTTAAGAAAGGGGTTATAAAAAAATGGACTTAAGTAAATATACTGGCCAAAAGATAAAATCTTTAAGAGAAGAAAGATTTATGACACAAGATGATTTGGCCGAAAAAATGGGGACTACAAGACAAACTATTAGTAGGTATGAAAGCGGTAGTAGAAAAACTAATCAAGATGTACTATTTCAGTTAGCCGAAATATTTAATGTAAGTATAAATACTTTCTTCCCTAATGTAGAAAATGAATTTGAAATTACAACAATATACAATAAATTAGAACCAAAACGTCAAAAGAAAGTCTATTCCTTTGCTAGTGAACAACTTAAAGAACAAAATAAAGTCGTTCAAATAAATGGCTACAAAAATAAAAAGTATATTCAAGAAACTTTGCGAGGATACTTATCCGCTGGTACTGGTGAAATGCTTGTGGAAGATATAGAAGAAACGATCAATATTCCCGCTGAAATTGTGCCAGAACAACATTATGATATTGTTTTAAAAGTTAACGGAGACTCGATGCAACCGATGTTTAAAGATAAGGAAATCGTGTTTATAAAGAAATTAGATGATTATTCTCAGCTAAGAAGTGGCCAGATTGGCGCATTTATTATTGACGGGGAAAGTTACTTGAAGAAAGCTTATATAGAAGATGATAAGCTAAGACTTGTATCTCTAAATGAGAAATATGAAGATTTACTATTTAGAGAATTTAATGATATTAAGGTAATTGGAACTGTCGTTTTATAAAAATAGCCCTATCTCAAGTTGGGATTTGAGATAGGACTTACTGGGTACAAAGATACTATAACATGTGTTGGAAGAAGAAAGGAATTTAATTATGAAGAAATTATTTTTAGTTGGTTTAGCTGCAATTGCTCTAGCAGCATGTGGCAGTACAAATGAACAAGAATCGGCACCATCAGATGCAAGCGCATCTACTGATGAAGCTTCAAGTGAAACCTCTGAGCAAGATAACTCTACCTCTGAATTAGGCAAACGTTCAAACCCTGTGCCTTTTGGCGAAACTGGTACTGTTGAAACAACGGCGTTTGATGATGAATCGAACACTGTTGAAGGTACGCTAGATATCACTCTATCTAATTTAGTTCGTGGAGAAGAAGCTTATAATCAATTAGTTGAGTGGAATGAATTTAACGCTGAAGCACCAGAAGGACAAGAATGGGTAATATTCGATGCCGATGTCGTTTATAACTCTGATAATGCAGATGTCCCATACTTAATTAGTGGTTTCGTTGCAGTGGATTCTACTGGTGCAGAAGTTCAGCAAAATGAATATGCCTTTACACCTAACGAAATTGTAGCTACAGAAATCTATGCGGGCGGTGAAACAACTGGATCATACGCAATTGTAGCACCTATTGGAGAAGATATTCTTTTGAAATATACTGATGGTATGACAGATGCTTTCTTTAGCGCTGAATAGGTAAAAAAAGTAAATAGAAAAGCCCTACCCTTTGACTTTGGCGAGCACTAGGGTAAGGCAATGGAAAGTCACAAAATAACGCACTAAAAGTGTGCTTTTTGTGTACTCCAATTTTAACACAAATAGGAGTTGAAATATACATGAGAACGGCGTTATATGTACGTGTAAGTACGCAAGAACAAGCTAATGAAGGTTATTCAGTAGGTGAGCAGGAAGAACGATTAAAAGCCTACTGTACAGCTAAGGGATGGACTGTTTACAAGGTATATACCGATGGCGGTTTTAGTGGTGCGAATACTGAACGCCCCGCATTAAAACAAATGCTAATAGATATAAAGAATAAGAAAGTAAATGCGGTAGTGGTCTACAAACTTGATAGACTGTCACGGTCTCAAAAGGATACACTGCTGCTAATTGAAGATGAGTTTTTAAAAAATAACGTGGAATTTGTTAGTATGAGTGAAAACTTTGACACGTCTACCCCGTTTGGACGGGCAATGATTGGGATTTTATCGGTATTCGCTCAATTAGAACGTGAACAGATTCGTGAACGTATGCAGATGGGCTTGGATGCAAGAGCTAGAGAAGGCTTTTGGCATGGCGGTGGATATGATCCAATTGGCTATGACTATATAGATGGTTACTTGCAAATTAATGAATATGAAGCTATGCAAGTAAAAAAAGTACATGAGTTATTTCAAAAAGGCTTGCCGATTGCTAGAATTCAAAAGATGATGCGAGAAAAATATACAACGAAACATGGTAGTTGGGTAAATCACTCCACTGTAAGAAACGCTTTAACTCAACCAATCTACACAGGCAAGATTGAATGGAAAGGCGAGCTATACGAAGGTAAGCATGAGGCTATTATTGATGAAGATACATTTAATAAGTCGGTCAAACGCTACAATGAAATTAGTTGGAATAAAGGTGATGGCAAAAATAAAAAGCGCCCATTTCAAGCGAAACATGTACTGACAGGGTTGGTTTACTGTAATCATTGCGGTGCTAGATATTTCGCCAAAGGTAATTATTCAGGGCGTGGCGAAAACCGTAAGTATAGACCTTATTATACTTGTTATAGTAGGGCTAAAAGTGCCAAGAACATGATCATAGACCCAAATTGTAAGAATAAATCTTATGCAACAGTTGACCTTGATAGGATTATTTTTGATGAAATTAACAAACTAGCTTTTGACCCAACTTTAATTAAAGAAATTGAATCAGATAAGCCTGAAAAAGAAAACAGCAATGCTGCGATAGAAACACGCATCAAAGAGATAGACAAGCAAGTTGAGAGGTTGTTAGACCTGTATCAAATGGGAACATCGTCAGTTGATGACGTGCTAACTAGGATGGATAAGCTAAATAGCGAGAAACAAGCGCTTACGGACGAGTTAGAGGTAACTGAATCAGATGATACACCTAACCTAAGTCAAGATGAAGCTGAGAAGCTTTTAGTAGAAGCTAGCGAGATATTAGAAAGTGATGACCTAATAAAAAAAAGAGAGCTTGTACACTCTCTTATAGATAGTATTGAAATAGATGGCGAGGATATCATTATTAACTGGGCTTTTGTATAA